CGTTCATTCTCTTTAATCACATTCAATTCTTTTATTTTTGCTCCTTGATAAACTTTCTTAACAGCATCCATTCCTTCCTTGTCATGTAGTTTTTTAATTATTTTATATTTATCATCAAAATTGTTTCCTTTATGATCAACCCATGAATGAGACGCTATATGTGTTGATCCTATTCTGGCCAATTCTGATTCTTGAAATTCTCTCTCTATAATTTCTCCCTCAGACATTTCTTTAATTTCATAATCTACTTTATTAGGCAAAATAAGAATTTGAGCATATGGTTCACCTTTTCTAAAAATATGTCTTCTTCCACTAGAGGGAAGTTTAAATACTACAAAAAATATACGAGGCCAAAAAGCCCCGCCTATGTGCCCAGGGATAGGCAGTGGAACTGTGTCTGTCTGATCTGCGTAAAATCTAGGGTGTGGTTCTATTCTAATAACATATTCTTCTTCTGTTTTAATATCTATCGAAGATGTAAATCCATAATGCCCAGGTGCAAACTGCATAAATGGAGGCAGAACAATATTGGGGTTTATTTTAGTTACATCTTTTTGCTCTTCGGTAAAATCACCCAAAACTTTCATCTCGCCATTTTCATTAACAATATGGCACTCGGTATCAAATGGATAAACTAATTCTAATCCATACGTTGATCCATCTATAAAAGGAACACAATGCCATGGTTGAGGCTTATCGCCATCACTATGCCCCATAGAGCTACCAGCCCAACCAGGTATTTCTAATTTGATCGGCTTTGGCGGAACGCCCTTATACCAAGTTCTATATTTTAAGTTTGTTGTTTTCATGTCTTTAAACCAAAAAACAAGTTTATCATACTAACTAATTATAATAAATCAAATTGAAAGTTAAGTCTATATGGACAGCAGTAAAAATTTAAACCAATGCGATGATAAAAGTCCCGAATTAAATAGTCGGATTGACGATAAAACTACGGGATATTGTGCTGATGACGGAAGTGACTCCCTAAAAAGAACGGCTGGGAAGCCAGATATAGGATGGTTGGAAGATGTAAGCAATAAAAAAACAGGACTTGGATTTGCTGAAACCTGCGACCCGATACAAACAGGTCAAATTGTCAACGACGCAGATGGTGATAAAGGTACGATCTATAGATACTCCAAAGCATTGCGGGGATGCGATGAAGCCATATTAGATATGTTTAAAAAAATTGTTGCCATTGATGAAGACGGGAAAGCCCATCCCATTCCAATTATATGGGCAACTCAAGAAAAAGCAGTTGCGGCAGTTATGCAAGATAATGTTCGCAAGGATAATAGTTTGGTAGTAGATAGAATCAAATTGCCAATGATGGCCGTCAGTTCTACTGACTTAGCGTTCAATCAAGACAGATACATCTACCACAAAGCCACGGATTACATGCGGTCGATGAGGCCTGACAACAAACCTGGCTTTACCACTTCTGAAAAACATGAACGAGATACAATTTTTGGTGTAACTAGAGGATTGCCTGTCGATGTTTCGTACACTTTATATGTTTGGACGTTATATGTCGAAGATATGAATCAAATTGTGGAACAGATATTGCTAAAATTCTCCCCAATTGCATACATAAAAGTAAGAGGTGTATATTGGGAAGTAGGAGTTAGACTAGATTCAATAGCAAATAACATTGATGTAGAACCTGGGGATCAGAATGTCAGAGTCATTAAATACCAATTTACTTTAACTGCTGAGACATATGTTCCACAACCAATTAAAAGAGAAAAAGCTGTATTAAAAACGAGAGTTGAAGTAGTAAATAGTACTGACCCTGATAAGGTCACCGATGTGCTATCAAGATTACAGGAAGCAGTAGAGGGTTTAGAATGATAGAAATTACTAACAGACAAAAATTTCCAGTTCAAATAGTAGTTCGTTCCAGAAAGTCTACTAACAGCTTTACCACACTGAACATTCCCGGCATCGGTGCCGGGAAAAATGTTTATTTGCTTGAAGATGAGAGAGCAACTGAATATATAACTCGTGTAAAAGACTGGGGCTTAATTAGCCTTCGCAACGTACCGGATAATAAAAATTAAGGGAGAAAAGAAATGGCAATTTTAAAAGGTTTTCCACCATCTAACACAATTAGCCCAAGTGTCAGAATAATAGAAAAAGATCTCAGCTTCGTGCCGCCAGATCAAAATTTCCACCGGGCTGCGGTGATTGGCTTTGCGTCTAAAGGCCCAATTAACATTCCAACGATGGTAAGAAACAGAACACAACTTCATAGAAGTTTTGGATTCCCACATCCTAAGGATGGAGATCCTTATCTGGTCTATGCCGCAATGCAATATTTGATGGTGGCCAATCAGCTATATGTTGTCCGTGTCGCAGATACAAATAACGCAAGTCACGAACGTGCTGCAACCGCACAAATAGCAGTTGCAGATCAGGGCCAATCGATCAGCGGAGTGTCTTTAACGAATTCCGAGGATGGCCCAGGCACGCAGACGGCTAATAGTTATATCTTTGCAAAAGACGCTTTCTTTAGATGGCGTCTTAATGGCGTTCTGGCCTCAAAGGTTCTGGTCGTACTCACCGGAACCTACTTGACTTCCGAACTCGTCTCAGATTTGAATGACCAGTTAACCACTTTTGATGGAATCGAATTTTATCTCGCTTCCGTTGGTGCTGCCGATGGAGATGACTCCGCTGGTGCAACTGGCGATGATTTTATCGGCGTGAAAGCTAGTTGGGCTTATGGTCCTAGCTCCAGTTTAGAATTAGTATCTGTCCAAGACGCCATGTATGGTGGGCCAGCAATTGATGCCGATGTAACAGGTACCTCTGCTACCAACAGTATACTCCAAGGGACAGGACAAGACGGTTGCAACGTATCAGGTCTTGCAACTAGTTCGACCCAAGCTAAAGTAACTGGCGTCAACAACTTTACCAGTGCCCTGTGGTCTGCCGGAGAAACTGATGATTCCGGGGCTGGTCAAACGTCTGCAACTGCAAATGCCGCCGCAGCCGCTAGAACTATAAGCGTTGTGGTTGATGGTTCAGACAATGTTTTGGTTGATCAAGTTCAACAAGACATTGTTTTGCCCGTAGGTTCGGATACGACTTTAGAAGAAGTGATTGACGTGATTAATGCCCAGATTGCTGCTGGTACTATCCCTGGTGGATTTGTTGCTAGTGATGCTGGTGGTGAGATTGGAGGCGGCGTCAGTGCGGCATCGCAACTAATGTTCTCAACGTTGCATCGTGGTAGAGATGCAAAAATCCTTGTAAAACCCGCTGGATTTACATCACCTGGTTTCCCAAACACAACCAAAATGGGAACCAGCGTAAGTATTGTTTCCGGTGCAGGAGCCGAAGAAACCGCAGGAATCCTTACTGGTGGTGCAAGTCTCGGAACAACATCTGTCACCTTTACTGCTGACAGTGCTGGTATCGAAGGTAACACGACACAAGTTATCGTTAAGAACGATACCCGTGAAGGCACCTTCCAAATTGATGTTTATACCAACCTTGGTGATGATCAACTTGAATCTTGGGGAAATTTAACCAAGGACTCATCCAGCCGCTTCTATGTAGAAACTTATCTAGTATTAGTTTCTGATTACATTCGTGCTGTTGATACTACTAGTAACGGTGCTCCTCCTGCTGATGGGACTTACTCATTAGTTGGTGGTGCAGATGGCATCCCTGCTGATCCAGATGATCAGGATACAATGTTGACTGGAAATCCTGTTTCGTTTTCTGGTTTGTATACGATATCTGAACCAGAACAGATTGACCTAGACCTTCTGTGTTGCCCAGGCAAGGCTTCGACAAATATTATTCAGGCTATGCTTGAAATTTGTCAGAACTACAGGCACGATTGCATGGCAATCATTGATCCTCCGTTCGGCCTGACTGTACAAGAAATTACAGACTGGCAAAATGGGTCACATCCGCTTAATGGTACAAGATTTGATAGTGATTTTGGAGCATTGTACTGGCCATGGCTAAGAATGCGTGATACGCATAATAAGGTTGATGTCTGGGTTCCACCCAGTGGTTCGGTTATGGCTGTTTATGCCAGAAGCGATCAACTTGCGGCACCATGGTTCGCACCAGCGGGCATCGCCCGTGGTCGAGTGCCTAATATCTCTGACGTGTTTAGTCGTCCGACTCTTGCCGAAAGAGATTTAATGTATGGAAACCGAAACTGTATCAATCCAATTGTTCAGTTCTCTGACACAAGCGACTTTGTAGTTTGGGGTCAAAAAACCATGCAGCGTAGACCAACGGCTCTTGATCGTGTAAACGTTCGTCGGATGATGTTCGTTATTGAAAAGAGAATTAGAGCAGCATCAAGAGTGTTGCTCTTCGAACCACATGACGAAACCTTCCGACGATCTTTCAGAAATATTGCAACTGATATTTTGAGAGACGTTCAGGTTGGTCGTGGCTTGACAGACTTTATTGTTCAAGCAGATGAAGATTTGAATACGCCGGATGTTATAGATCGTAACGAATTCCGTGCAAGAATTGGTGTTCAACCAACGAGAGCCGCTGAATTTATCTTCATCGAATTCTCGTTACATAGAACAGGAAGCTTCACAGAAAATACTGACGTATTTTAAAATTCTAACCTAAAAGAAAAAAAATTAAGGAGAGATTAAAATGCCTAGAATTAATATGGGAATGGGGCACCTTGGTGGCCCAACACTAGTGTTTAAACGAAAGTTTAGATGGACGTTTGAAATTAAAGAAATTTGTCAGTCGTCGGGTGGTACCGGAGAGGTTCCGCCGCACTATGTCAAATTGGCAAGCCGTCCAAACATATCGATTGAAGAAACAGAAATTAATTACCTCAATGCTAAGACCTGGATTCCAGGCAAAGCAACTTGGGAAACTATAACGGTCACCTACTATGACGTTGCAACGAATGAAAATTCGAAACTTTATACGTGGCTGGCGACTGTTTACGACTTTACTAGTCCGCTAACCACCCACCAAGGAAAGCACAGAGGTGACTATAGTGGTACTGGAATGTTGTACTTGTATGATGGTTGCGGAGTTGCCCTCGAACTTTGGACATTGAAAGACGTATGGCCTCAAGCAATTAACTTTGGTGAATTAGATTACTCTTCGTCAGAAGAAGCAACAATCGAATTGACCTTACGTTATTCACAGGTTTCTTATGAAGCGTTGTGTCCCGCATTCGACATCGAACCATGCTGTGATGAGGATTGTACAACCGGAGCTTCTGGTTTCAACCCGAACGCAGTCTAGTAAGCTGAACCCGGCTAATGTTTGAACCATTTTAATCTAATCAAATAGGTTTCCCCAAAGTCGGGGAAACCTATTTTTTTTAAAAGGACAATCCATGAGTCATAATTATTACCATAAGATGCCAGCAGGCCCATCACAAGGTATGGGGTTGGGAAACCTAGGTCGAGATACCACAATATTCAAAAGAAAATTTCGATGGGAGTTTGAAATTCCTGGTCTTGTGGGCGGAGGGATAAACATGTGTCCCCCAAATGCAGCAGCTAGACCCAAATTGACTTTTAATGATTTTCAAGTAAATCACTTAGTAGAGATCATCACTATTCCTGGGAGGCCGGTATGGAATCCTATTACATTAACTCTGTATGATATTATGCTTGACAATAATAAACATCCAATTTATGAATGGATATTATCTTTATACGGAGCAGCACCGAACTTTGGTTATAAATTTTCCGGCGGAGCAACAGGTGCGGCCAACGCAGCCATGGGCAAATCGTATCTGGGTGATCATCGGTTCAAAAAACCACAGGCGTACATAACGATGTATGATGGATGTGGAAGTAGGTTAGAACAATGGACTCTGGAAAACGTTTTTCCGTCAGATGCAGATTTTGGAGAATTAGATTACTCTTCGTCAGACGTTGCTACGATTGCAGTAACCTTAAAATATGATAGAGCTTATCTTGAAATATTCGAACCTAACTGCTGAGATTCAGTTGGATGGTGAATGTCTCCGCATCGTTCAACCCGGACGGCTGCCCAACACTTTAAATTCCGATATATTATTTTTAATTTCGTTACAATTTTTAATCATTTTTTCAGGATATTCTTTGTATTTAACTATTTCTAATGACCAATCATCATCTTTGGGCCTCCTGCTTCCAAGAATAATTGCATTTTCATAATGCTCTTTTGCTTTATCATAATTTTTTGAAATGTAATATTCAGCAT